CTGGGATGATGATTTTATCTCTGCTATCCATTCTATCTTAAAGTCTAAACTTAGTTCATAAATATCTATAGGCACCTCTTTGGCCTTAGCATAGTCAAATCCATCTTGAATAAATCTGTTATATCTATCCCTGGTGCCATAACACCAAAAGCCACCTTCAGGCTCTACTGTATCAGGTATCCATATCCTTAGCTTATTCATACTTTCTCTATTTTGAAGTGACCATTATTATGACTGCCTTGCTTAATCAGTTGGCTCTGCTTCCATCTAGCTAGTTGCATTGATGGGAAGTGATAGCTCTCTATGAGCTTATCACCTATGTAGTATAGTAGCTTAAACATCTGCAGGAGGGTTGAAGTCCTGAGCCTCTAGGTAATCTAGGTACAGGTCTAAGTTAAAGCTACCCCCCTTATCACCCTCACAGCTCTGCTCTCTCCACCATAACATCTTCCTTTTAAGGCTGTAGGTGGTAGGTATAAATATGTTATCATCTTTCGTTAAAGTACTCATCGCTATCTTCTTTTGTCCACTCAGAATATCCCCAATCTTCAGGGTTACTTTGAGCAGTGTTAATTACTAATGCAAGGCTAAATTCTAATTCTAGTTCAGTGGGCTTGTAATTAAGCTGTAGGCCTGTGATATATGTAGCTGTGGACCTCATGTGTATGGCATCTACTTCATCATAGGCTAGGAAGTTAATGATGTACTCACTTAGATACAGTGTACTACCATCTTCATCACTCCACTCTACATGAGCCTCACAAGGCCTCACATAGTTAATCTCAGGATCGTACATCATTGTGCTTCTAGTTTTTCAAGTAGCTCACCTATCACATACCACTGGCTGTATAGCCTCTTAGCTGCTTCATCCTGTACTCCGAATAGTTCTTGAGTTTCTTGAGCTTCTGTATAGAGCTCTTGCTGATAGGAGATAATAATCTCCCTTTCTTTGTTAGTCATTTTGGTTTGTTTTAATTGGTTAGTGAAGCAAATATACCTACTTACAATAGATTGTTCAATTCTTTTTTCAATAACTTATTAACAATGAAATGTTAGTTAATAACAAAGCCCCCTACCAAACCACTAATAGAGGGCTTCTTAACCAATTAAACTTGGTGTAAATTTACATATTAAATTTATGACTATCTATAAACTTGTTGAGAACAGTAGTAGTACGACCTATTTTAATAGTCAATATCCTACCTCCTATAGGCTTTACAGGTGCACCACGTTCTACATGCCACCCATGACTACCTTCACCATACTCTTCTTTGTATGTACCTGTGAGCATTAGGTGTAGTTGCTTCTGCTTGTGGCTGTATCCATTAGAAGGCTGTTTATCTACTGTATCACGTACATCATTCCTGCATGAATTTTCATGAATATGGCCCATGCTAAACACATCAAAGCCTTCATACAGTTCTAGTGCCCTGGTAAGATTGATAGCACCTTTAGTTACTACCCCACCACCACCTGAGCCATGGAAGTACTTAACTCTAGTGGTAGTACTAATAGTTCCCATCATGTTTCGTACTATCATCCACCCTCCATATCCACCTACTTGTATGTTAGCACCACTCTTTATGTTAAGTAGGTCCACAAATCTCTGTAGTATATCAGTCTCTTGATACTTGATTATAGCTGTCTCATGGTTACCATATCCTACTAACCTAATGATAGAAGCATAGGGCATAAACCAATCTACAGCAGTCTCTACTATGCTATCTAAGTACTTAGCATTGTTATGTTCAGGCCTAATATCAGATTTGTTACCCCTCTTATCACCCTTGCCTTGCATAAGACAAAACATATCACCATTGATCATGACAGGTATCTGCTCTGATAGGCAGTAGTCAAGGTGTTTTTTCAGCATTACTCTATCGCACTTAGGGTTATCCCAGTGTAAATCACTAAGCATAGCTATCCTAGCATGGTTACCATCTACATGTAACTCATGTATATTCTTTGCGTGTCTAATCATCTTAGGGGGTTGTATATTTTGACAAGTAAACGGAGCACAAAACTTGACAAAAAGCCTGCAAGTAGCCCATAAAAGAACAGCCTCCAATTAGTCTTAGCTTTTTTGAGCTTACCATCACGATATATGTACTTGTACTTAAGCACATCTTGCTTAAGTATCTTAGTTTTGTATCTGTATTCTATCCTAGTTTGCCACTTGGTCTTAGGAACGTAGATATTATTGTACTGTATGATAGTATCTTTAGTGGTAATATACTTCTCCCATACTATAGTATCATTACGTACTACAACAAAGCTATCTAAGGCAGTAATTCTAATAGTATCACTGTGCGTTACTAACTTAAGCCCATGCTTGAGTGCTTTCTTATAGTGGTACTGTGCTTTCTTAGCACTAGAGCAGGAGCCTAACAGGATCAGTGCAATCAAGGGTAAAAATTTCATCATAAGGTCTCTAACATAGCAATCATTCTAGGACAGGGGTAGATATCACTCTTATCTTTGCGTACACTATTGTGAGTGAAGATACCTTTATCACCCCTAAGAGCTCTCTTATCAATATCAAAGATACTAGCAAAGTAAGTGCGAGGTATATCGTATGTATCACATAGGTAGACTAGCAGCTGCCGAGTGCTTTCTATCTGAGCATCTGTATATGACTGCCAATAGATATGCCCTTTGTACTTCTTATCAAGCACTGTGAGCTGAGTATAGTCTACCTTCCCCCTACATAGTTATAGTAGTACCCATTCCTTTTAGTGAGTGGCCCATAGTTACATATCTCTATCCCTATAGAGGTTCTATCTAAACTTCTGTATGATACTACCTGATCAGCAAATACTCTTTTATCTAGCCCTAGATGGTAGGCCCAATGTTTAGAACTGAAGCACTGTACTATAGCCCCACTAGCACTAATGACAAAGGCAGTAGCTACTGTACCTGGCTTACTGTTAAAGAACTTAGCTACAGCTATGCCACTAGGTCCACCTGCAGTGTGGTGGAGGTAGATTTGTGACTTGGGGTGTAGCTCTTGGTAGTATTGATTTTTGTCAAGGGGTACCTGTACTATCTTGCTTATATCTAACTCCATCTATATTCTGTTTAATTGATTTTGCTCTTGTTAATAAATTTTTCATAGCCTGCCACAGGTCTATACCTTTCACTGCTTTATAGTTCTCTGATATACTCATTACCTCTATGCTTACAAGCACCAAAGATAGTATCTTAGTGACCATTAGAGGCACTGAAAAGAACTGTAAAATTATATCATTTAAGATATAAACATCTATAAGATAGGTAAGAATACATGCAAGCTCGTATAAAAATAGCTTAGATACAATAGCACTAAGCCCTCTTGAAGTGATAGGTAAACCTAACTTTCTACTCTTCCATATTCCTGTAATAGTATCCACCACTATGGCAAAAGCAATCAGAAATAGTATCCCTGATACAGGTAAAAAGAATGAGCTGATAACTGCTAATAGTTGCACTATATTGTGTTGAATACTTGTTAATAATATGATGATTTGTGCCTTCATTAGAGTACTAATATAGAGTTGTTATAGCCATTCTCTCTGAAGTTACCACATAAGCCTGTGCATGAGTATGTTTGTGGATGGCACTGGTTACATGCATTGAACATAGGCCTCAAGTCAGTATCATTGTTAGTGGCTGAGATGAATATAGGGAAGAGTGCCTTGTTAGCTAGTAGCCATCTGATAAGTCTCTGCTCATAGAAGGCTGCCTTTTGTGCATAGTGCTCCATACCGAAGGCTACTTCACTCCTAGATACACTAGCTGAGTAATCACCTGACTGCGTCTGTAGCCCTTTGTTCTTAAGTTGGTAGGTCAAGCCAAAGACAGCATCCTCTGCAGATCTCCAAGCTATCACTGGCTGTATGAACTCCACTAAATCTATCTCATCATTAGTAAGCGTCTGAGCATTGTACTGAGTGAGCAGGTAGTTATAGAATGTAGTGCCTAAGATAGGTTGTATCCTAAGTGCTGCTTGAGTAGCTATGTATGGAGTTACATCTGTTACATCCACATTCGCTGTGATAGGGGTGTTTACCTTAAGGTAGGTTTCTGTTATGAAGTATAGCATTAGGCAGGGTTATTAAGTGGTGGTAAATCGGCAATAGCTCTAATCTCATCAGGTGTCATGTTATCTAGTATCTTCTGAGCTATAAGTGGGTTAAGTGCTGATATTATATTATTAACTCTTGAGGTCTCACCTTCAAGCTCTACAATAGTCTCATCTATCACCTGAAAGTTATTGATAGTGAAATCTGCAGGGGCCTTAGCTATTGTTAATAACTCATTGAAGATATGCTCAACACAGTGCCTTAGTTCCATCACTACATTTTTCTCGAATATCACGTATGCCTGCTTAATATCTGCACCTCCTCCAAGGCTTCCTGTGGTACGTACTCCCATTAAGATAGGATCTATTGTGTGAGCGAAGCATATCTGCTCTGTGTTAAGGGCTGAGGCCTCCTGAAAGAGACTATCATTACCATTGGTAGGCATACTCTCTATCCTAGGTAACTGATCAGCAGAGTTCGCAAAGAAGGCCACAGCTTTACCTGCATTGGCAGCCCCTTTCATTCTATCAATAGTCTCTTTAATCATGTGCTTCTCCTCTTCACTCTGTGGTCTCTTAGGAAACATCATAGCGAAGGATGGAAAAACACTGTTCTGTATGTTACTCTTAGCAAAGTAGCTAAGCTCACCACTAAGGAAGGCAAAGTTAAGGGCTGAAGTGTACTGTGGTAGGCTGTAGTAGTCCTGCCCTATAGACTTAATCTCGTATGCATAGAGCTGGTCACTATCAGCACAGGTTACATGGTAGGGTTTTATGGACCTGATATCAATGTTAGTACTCCAATCATTACACAGGTAGTACATATCCTTATCCCTACCTACTCGTACCTTCTCAGGGGATATATTCTCTATCTTAGTTAGCTTCTTTCTATCATCAAAGCACAGCTTGAAGTATATCCTATTGTGTACTATCAGTTGCTTAGTTACTGATTTCACTGTATGCTTGAGTGCTATCCTACGTTCAAAGGTGTACAGCTCTAGCTTCTGTGGTATAGTGAGTGCATCTGTCTTAAGTGCATAGCCACCACCTATAACTGCGTTTGTTTTAAAGTCCACAATCGCACCATGAAGGGGTGAGCTGTAGTAGATTTGGTTAAGCATCTCAGGGTACAGGTTACTTTCACCAAACCTCACCCACTTGTTAAGGTCATACCTACCATTAACATAGGGTAGAGTTAGGTTACCTTTGCCTACAGGTAGGAAGGGTGTAGAGAATGATTGATAGCCCTCTACCACTTCAGGTGCTGAGCTCTCTTTCTTAAATAGGTTATTGTACCATGCCATAGTTAGGAGTATATAGTGTTACCGATGGGCCCATCTACCACCATTCTACCCTCTTCTATCACCACCCCTGTAGTCTGAGCTATAGTTAGTGGTAGAACAAAGGGTGCTGAGCTTTCATATATCTGATAGATGTACTGCCCCTGGTTAAGTATTATATCAGTAGGCTCATCTATTGTAAATAGGTTGTATCTGTTAGTAAACTGGCTAGTATCAGCAGTAGTGAATAGCTGAGTAGTAGCTAGTGTATTGAACTCATTAGTGAATGCAAATAGATAGTAAGGGGTGGGTACAGTAGTAACCTCTGTAAGTGTAAGCACCACCTGATTAACTACTCCCTGTTCAATGTATATCATACCTATATTATATCTTCACTCTCAAATGTTCACAAATAAAAAAGCCCCACAATATGCAGGGCTAATTAAATAGAGAGGCAGTAGATTATACTATTCCTAAAGTAGCGTAAGTTTGTGGAAGTTCTGGTAATAGCTCTAGTGCTGTAAATTCATTCTCAGCTACTAGTGTTACGGTGTACCTGCTACCATCAGCTCTGGCTGTACCTGATCCTTCGCCTGATGCAGTCATCTGCATGTATGGGAAGTACCAATATCTACCATTAGCATCTAGTACTACTACATCCAAGTACTGCTGGCCTGAAGCTAGTATCTTAAGTGAGTTAGACTTAGCAGCTTCACGTCTGTGAAATACTAAATTAATAGTCTGAGTAACGAATGAAGATCCATTTACTAAATCAGCAGCCATCTCTTCTGTGTAGTTAGATGTGTTACGTCTTACAAAGTAATTCTCAAACAAAGGAGGACCTGCAAGGGTAACGTTTGTGATTTCGTAATTAGGCCATGTGATATTCTCAGTTATTGAAGCAACATTATCATGAGGTGTAATCCACACCCCATAGATACCACCACTGTTATTATCGCAACTTTTTACGATGCCTTCTAAGGCTGTACATGTTATGGGCATATATTAAGTATTATATAAAGGGGGTTGCCCCCCCTTATGAGTTAGTATTAAGAATAAAAACGATATCACCTGGGTTTACAAAGCTAAAGCCAATCTTCATATCTGCACGAGTTCTGATAACAGGCTCAGCTACAGTATCACGTAGGTTAATAGCTCTCAAGTCAGATGGATCACCTTCAGCATCAAATGCATAGATTAAGTTATCTTTCAAAGTAATAACAAATTTATCATTACTCATCCCTGGACAAAGTACAATCTTGATACCTAAATAGCTTAAGGCTAAATCTTGAGTAATAAAGGCATTAGTGTTACCTTGAGCTACACCTAATCTGTAGATATTTACTAAGTTGGTAGGCATATAGATACGTAGGTCAGCATTTCTAGATGCAATAGTAGCAGGTACTACAGCAAATGCATTGTTTATTGCTATTAACAAAGTAGCAAAGTCTGTAATTAGTTAAGTGGGTTTGTGTTACCATCTATAACTGCACCTGCAGGAAATAATTCTGCTGCTAACTTAACTTCATAACCATCACATAAATCTAGTGTTCCAGGAGTATTTGTATCACCTTGCCATCTTAGGCTCTCGATGTTACCATTGATAGCATTAGCTAACTCAGACCAGTAGAAGTTCATGAAAGAAGCTACAGAGAAATCTCCATTAGATCCTTGTGTCATTTGTAGTGATACGAAAGACTGCTCTAGGTCGAACTGACAGATTTCAGTCATTGAACTTAAAGAGCATACATCTATCTCTACTGAGCTCAAGTTATCAGTTGAAGCTGCAAAGCCACAGTTTTGAGGTGCTAATGGCGTGCCGAAAGTCACTGTACCTAATTTAGTTTTGTACTTCACCCCTGGTAATGTACGGAAGTTGTCTACGATATCAGATGATAGGTAGGCTTGTGAAAAGAATGCTTCTGCATTTGGAGCTAGCTCTGCAGAGTTGTCAATTACTAAGTCAAATTTTAATTTTCTCATTTTGTTTTTTTTAGTTGTTTGTTGTTATTGATTATTAAATTTATTAAAGATTGCAAATTTTTCTTTGTTGCTAAGTGCCATCTTAACATCTTCTTTGGCTTCCACTTCTACCTCTTCAGGGTTGAGTATCTCTTCATGTGCTGCCTTAATCTCTGCGATTAATTCAAGTATCATGTTGATCTTCTCATCCATCACAGGTGTTACTATAGCTAGTATAGCTTCTGCATCTAGTGCAGGATCTACAGCCATAGCCTCCTCTTCTTTTTCATCTCATCCTCTTCTACTACAGCAGTATCTTCTAGGGTTACCTCTTCTGAGGTCTCCACTTTTTCAACATCACGTATCTCAGTAATCTCTCCATCTTTAACAACGTAGATCTTATCCTCAATAGTGTGTTCTCCATCAGGTAATTTGTTCATATTATTTAGTTTATATTGTTGCTCTTTAAGTTTCATTCCTAGGTACCCCTCTATGCTGAAGCCTACCTGCCCATCTTTTACAAGCTGATCATAGTACTCTGCATCTGTTACCTGAGCAGTGACCATTAGTGTACCTTCAGGCACTTCAATGCCGAATGATGAGTATGCTTTATCTTTCATGGGTGTATCTACTATCCATGCTTCTAGTACATAGGCAGGTACCTTCTTATCGGTCTCATGCTCTACATTAAAGAGGTCCTTGTTACTCATATCTTGCATGAATTTTGCATGAATTTTCTCAATTTCTTCCTTCGTAAATGATACATAGTACTCCTTATCATCCTCATCCTTTCTATAGATACTCATAGGGATGAGAGCAGGTGCTACTATTCTATACTTCACGTTATCAGCAAACATCATAGGCTTAACCTGTGAGTTGAATGCCATGCCCATAACCTTAACTGCAGGCTTAGCTGTGAATGCTATCATCTCTATCCCTAGGTCCTCACCATTCTCTGCATAAGCAGGATCAATAGTAATCTTGTAAACTGGTAAATCTTCCTTGCCCATACCTATATTATATTATTTGTATATTTGTTCAAAAATTAAACTATGATAACAATTCTAGGTAGGGAGATACCCCACACATTAGATGAGCTGACCATTGAACAGTTCGAGACTATCACTGAGATAGGTAGTAATAAAGAGATAGATAACATTGATAGGCACCTGCAGATATTTGCTAGCTTAGGCATAGCTGAGAGTGAGTTCTATGACTATGATGTGGCTGATTTCATAACTATTGTTAAGGTTTTTAATGAGCAGCCTAAGTCAGAGTATCCTGTGGTGGAAACTATTGAACTAGATGGCTTTACATACACTGCACAGTTGAAGCTCACAGTACGTGATACTAAGCTCATAGAAAGCATAGCCATTAAGAAGCCTAAGGGTTATATCAGTAGCATACTGGCTATCATGTTTAAGGCTGACCACCTCACCCCTACAGAGCACTATGCAGATGCACACTTGAAGCTCAAGGCTAAGCACATTGGTAAGCTCAAGGCATGCATAGCTATCCCTTACGTTATGTTTATAGCTAAGAAAATTAATAAACAAGTAGATGATCAGCTTACCCAAGCAGTGGAGTGATGTACCTGTTGAAAACTTTATTGAAGTTTCTAAGATAGATAGGGAGCTAGGCTCTAATCACTTCAATAGTGAGATACTATCTATCCTAAGTGAGGAGCCTATAGAGGTGATAGAGGACCTAGATATAGATGAGATGATTAGCTATGTTAATCAGTTGCTATGGGCTACCTCACAGCCCCACAATAGATACAAGCACAAGGTCCTACACTACACCATCAAGCCCTTAGAACAGCTTACCCTCTTTGAGTACATAGACCTTGACCACTTCTTTAATGATAACTACGTTACAAATTTAGATAAGATATGTGCCATTCTGTACAAGCAAACTAAGGTAGGGGAGTGGGGTGAAGTAGAGATGGAGGGCTATGACTATGACCTCTACACTAGAGCTGTGCAGTTCACTGAGCTACCCATTACAGATGTGTATGGTATCATCCCTGAGTACTTGAAGTTTAGAGATAAGTTCTTAGATAACTATCGTAACCTATTTGTAGATGCAGATGAGAAGCTCACAGATGATGAGAAGGTAGAGCTAAGCCCTGAAGAGCTTAAGGATATAGAGGATGAAGGTAAGGGTGCTAAGTGGTCATGGGAACGTACTATCTATACCCTTACCAATGGTGATATAACTAAGAGTGAGAAGGTAGGAAGGCTACCCCTTACCTATGTATTCAATATACTAGCCATGAAAAAAGAGCTAGACATCTAAGGGTGTACCCTGAACAAAACCTGGAGGTGCAAAGAGTGCCTTAAAGGTGTATACTAGTTTATACTGTCTCTCAAGCACTTCTATAGCTTCTATAAGTGGGTACTTCTTTGTGAGCCATTCTGTATATTGTGAGTATATCTCAGCAGTAATACCACTAGATGCAAGCGCATCAGTAAACTGTGCTACAAAATCTCGAGGAGCTATACTACCACCATTAGGGCCATAAGCATTAGCTGTCTGTGGCACCCCATTATTTAGGTAGATAAAGTAGTATGCTGCTAGTATCTCTATCTCTAGCTTCTGAAAGCCTGTAACCTTAGCATTAATACGTATACTTTCTACTAGCGTATTCTCACCATCTACTACCTCTTGTCTTATTATCCTTCTAAGTATAGCTATCATCCTTCTCCTAGTAGGATATAGTACATTGAACTCTCCTGTGTTAGCGTATCTTCCCATTGGTTATATTATTATATTGGCACTGCGCAATCAGTCCAATCGTTTACAGTTAAAGTTATTGCCATCTGATACCCTGCAGCATAGTCTAGCAGGTCATTATTTAGGGGTGTAAATGTAGGCATACCTATCACATCAAAGGCAAAATTAGTACCTTTTGTGAAGTAGATGTTAAGGTCACTAAGTATCTGCTGAGTATCACTAAGAATAGTTATGATGTTAGCCCTATCCTTCTGAATGATATCATAGCAGAAGATATCGAAGGTGAACTCAGTGGTGTTCTCAGTAGGTATGACTGTCTCAGGTACTATGAAGATTAGTGGGTACTTCTCATCCTTAGTACAGAAGTTAAACATCTCACTTTGGAAGTCACTCCCTACCTTCTGTACCTGTAGGTGTGCATTATAGAAGGTGGTAATCTCGTTAATTATTGCTTGTAGACTGTTCATAATTCTGCTGATTTATTAATTCTGTTTATCTTATTCTGTACGCTAGTCACTTGAGTTTCACTAACTATAGCAGTGACTGTCATACTACCTTCACCCACTCCTTCTGCACTCATGGTGTTACCTGTGTTAGCACTACCAAAGAGACTAGGACCTTGTGGCACTACAGTAGCAGTGTTACTACCTGCTGAGCTACCACCTCCACCTCCACCACCTGGCACTGCTCCTGCAGGGTTAGATAGTAACTGCTTAGCCTTAGCCATATTGGTAGCTATCTGAATAGCACCTGCTGCAAACTGAGCTATACCTGCAGCACCTGCTGTTATACCATTAGCAGGGTTAGTGTTCGCAGCTGCTACTAGAGCACTGATAGCCATAGCAGTATCTATACCTATTTGAAAGAGAGCACTAGCCTTGTTGAACTTAGCTAGCTTAGCCTGGTCCTTAATGAGCATATTACCTATATCTGTAATACCCTTGCCGATATCATTAGCTAGTGTTAGCCTTGCATCCCTCTCACGTTGAGCAGCAGCGACCTTAGCATCTGAGGCATCATTAGCCATCTGTATACTTTCAGCATCGAACTTATCATTGATAGCCTTGATAGTGGCAGCATCTCCATTAGCAGTCTCAAGGTCCTTAGCTAACTTAACAGCTCGTGCTTCCTGTGCTATCACTTCCTGCTCTTGTAGTGAAGCTAGTAGGTCCACCTGTGCTTTAGTATCTGCTGCTATCTTATCTTCTGTTCGCTTAGTATTCTCAGCTACTTCCTGCTCATTGTATATGGCTAGTAGCTCAGCCTTCTGAGTTTCAGTGAGAGTGATGTTATCTAGTGTAGCCTTCCTTAGCTTATCATATTTGCTCTTAGTCATAGCTAGCTCCTTAGCAGTTCCATCCTCCATCATAGATAGTCTAAGCTCAGCTATCATTTTCTCACCTGCTAGTAGGTTATCAGCCTCTGTCTTAGTCTTAGCCTTAGCAAGTAGGTCAAGCTCTGCTGTTTGCTGTGCTAGGTATATCTCTGTGAAGCGTGCCTTCTCAGCCTTAGTCTTATCCTTATCTTTAACTAGGTCCTCTTGCATCCTCTTAAACTTCTCATTCACTGTAGCACGTTCTCTCTCTCCTGCATCCTTAATAATACTTATCTCAAAATCAGCGAAGGCTCTCTGTGCTGCTAGTCTATTCTTAGGTCCATTATTAGAGCCACCTCCACTACTTACCTTAACAGGTGGATCAGTCTTACTTTCATTTACCAATGACTGTGCTTTGATAGCTTCACGTTCTCTCACCCCTGCCTTGATCAGGTCATTCTCTGCTTTGATTTGAGCCTTTAGTTTTTTTCGTGCTTCTATCCCTTCCTTAGAAGTATCATGCTTCTTAGATAGTATCTCCTTTTGGTTAGCCTTAATACGTATGAATGCTTCACGCTGTGCCACCATAGACTTCTCTAGCTCAAGCTTAGTAGTATCCTTACCTGCTATCTTAGCCATTCTAATCTCATGAGCTAGAGCACCATCTGTTTCTTTAGCACGTTCCTTAGAGCTCTCTTGTATCTTCTCATTCGCAGCTGTTACCCTCTCAGCATTCTCATCGGCAGCATAGGATGTAAGCCCTAAGAAATCTGCTAGGTCCTTGAAGCCTTGTATCACAGCATTAATAGGTATCATGAGCACATCTAGTATCTTCTGTAGCACCCCTATCTTATTTAAGAATATAAGTACTGCAGCGACTATAGCTACTATGACTGCTACTAGTAAGAATATAGGGTTAGATAGTATAGTGAGACCTAGCTTAACAAAGCACCCCCTACTGTCTTAATAGTTCCCATAAGACCTTTGAATGCTTTGCCTAAATCAGCAGGGTTAACACTTCCTAAGGTGGTAGCAAATATCTTAGCCTTCTCATTAGCACCCTCGAAGTCAAGGGATGATAGGTCATTACCTATAGCCCCAAAGGTATTACTAACAGCTTCAAATTTAGAGCCTGTAGCAAAAGCATTAGCCTTCTCATTAGCATCCCTTAGCTTATCAGATAGCTCCCCTGCCCTCATAGCAAGCTCAGCCATCTGCTTAGGATCTGTAGCTTCAGCTAACTGCCCCTTAAGGTCATTAAGCTCAGCCTTAATGGCTCCTAGTCCTGAGACTTTTATAGGTATCTGTACTTCATTCATTATGGTTGGTAGTATTTAATTTCTATTGTGGTACTATTCAGGTAGCTATCTACAAAGCCTACCCCTATCTGTGAAGTGGTTACCTCTATTTCATTAGTAGCAAATAAGTAGCTAGCTGATACTATGCCATCGAACATTACATTGTTAATGACTACACTAATCTCAGACGTGAATATAGAGCCTATAGGAAAGCTGTCTATAGTACCCCTGTAGTTACCTACTCCTGTTCTAGTCCAAGTGATATCACTAAAGCTGTTATTCATAATATCTGCACCAGGATCTAGTAAGGCTAGCTGTGATAGGTTAGCTATGTATATCCTAGGCACTATCCCTGTAGGTACACCATTGAATGATACAGTCCTAAGGGTAGGAGTAATCATATCATCTGCACCTACTATGTTACCATCACCCACTATCATAGACCTAGTACCTCCGACTATCACATTACCTCTACCCATGACCATCCCTGTAGCATTATTACTAAACACATTGGAGGTAATCATTCGAGTAGTGTTTAATCTTGTCATGGCTAGCATGGTGATAGGACCTATAGCAGCAGGAGGTGATGGAGTGCTTGGAGTGATAGGACCACTAGGCCCCATGAAGGTAGTGAAGTTAATCTCATTATCTATGCTGATTAGTTCTACCTTAGTGAGCTTCCTAGCATTGGCATCGTAATCAATAACCTTATTAATGTTCCACCATGAGTTATCTATCCTTATCTTATCATTCAGCTTTAGTGCTTGGATATCAGGCTCCTTAAGGTTAAACATAGCTGTAAGCATCTTACCATTGTTTATCTGCCCCATAGTTCTGCGCCAGTATCTATTGTATAGATTGTTCTGAGTTAAGGTAGTAGGCTGATAGTAGTAGAATGAGCACACTGCAAAGTTGATATCAAAGGTAGGAGTGAGTGGATCATCAAAGTGGCCTACTAATGGGTAGTCAGTTAGGTGGATCTGCCCCTGACTACCATAGTCATAGATGTAGAACTGCCCACATGTAGCTAAGGGTTGCCCTACTTCTGTCTTATCATATAAGATACGTAGGTTAGTTTGTGGTGCTGCACCTGCTATCATAGGTACAAAGGCACCGAAGATAGTCTTAGTGACAGGGGTAGGGCCAAAGAGGATAGCCTTAGTAGTTACATCCTTAACATACTCATTATCAAAAACCACCTCAGCCTGCCCATAGATATTGCTAGTGGCATCTGTGTACACTGTGTTAGGGTTATCCTTATCAGGAGCATAGGTGAGTATTACTTTCTTAGAAGTGAGCTCAGGTAGGAAGGATAGATCCTGCTCCTTATCCTTAGCTAGCTTGTAGGTCCAGTCTACCTCATTACCTGCATCATAGTAATCATCCCTGCTCTGTAGGTTTAGCTTGTTGGGTAGGTCCTTATCTACCTCAGCATACAGGTTGTACATGTTAAAGATAGCCTTAATGAAGTCACTCTGCTTAATCTTCCTAGGCACGTAGTCATTCATCTCTATTGTGCCACCTATAGCTACCACATTACTGCTAGGTAAGATGGTGAGCTGTATGTTACTAACAACCATCTGTATCCTTACAAGGCCTGAACCTACAGGTGAGGGTGCTGTCACACTAGTGGCCCATGAAGATACTGCCACTACTGTAGGGGTAGTGAAGGGTATCTGTTGTACATTTACTCCTAAGGTAGCAGATTGTAACTGTAGTAGCTGTTGGTAGCTTAGTGGTATTGTAGTGTTTATTGTTTGTGTTAAGATAGTAGTAGTTCCTACAGGTATACTTAGTGGGCTCTCTACTGAATTTACTACACTTGAGTTAGCAGGTGCTGTAGTGTTAGTAAACAGATTAGAGTATGCAAGGTCACTACCTGCTACATTCACTGCTAGCTGTGGCCTATAAAAACATGGGAAGGGTGCAAAGGGTCCTGTTCTCCTAGCAAATAAAGTAACACCTGAAGTATTATCTAAGTTAAGGCTGTAAGTCATAGTAATACTATAGTCATAGCTCTGACCATTGTTACTACTTATATTGAAGGGTGTGGTGTATACCCCTGTGATAGGGTTAAAGATATTCTGTATATCATCTAGCTCAGTGAAGCCTGTGATGTTTACCTTAGTAGCAGGTGCATTCACGTTACCATTTACTACAGTACCTATGTTAGTAAAACCTGCAAAGTCATTGTTACTATTGATAGTAGTAGGTGTAGTTTTCTCAGCCTTAACTAAATAGTCGTTATAGTCAAAGTTATCTACCCCTCCATTGTAAGGGATGATGAGCTTATCAAATCTATCATAGACTGATAGGGTAGGCCAGTCAAAGGTGAAGCCTGCAGTATTAAATATCCTATCAAAGTATACCTTAGCAAAGATGGCAGGCTTGAACTCCTGAGTGCTGTAGATAGCATCATCACTGCCAGGGAGAAAGTACTTGAAGCCATTGGCTATAGTATTACTAAATCTGTTCACCACATTAAAGGCATCATAGGTGTGATTGAAGTCGCTGAAGTCTATATCTGTTAGCTCCTTGTTAGCTATGACTGTAAAGAAGTCAGCTCTGCTATCCTTGATCAGCACCTCATAGTCTACCTGCTCTTCATGGCCATCTGTTATCTGTAGCTTCTTAATGGCTGTCAGTTGCATAGAGGCATCCTCTACTATGGGTATCCCATCCTGTATCACTGAGCACAGGGTGAGCTTGTTAATATCGAAGGTGCCTGCCACTATGTTAATATCATAGTATTGATTAAGCAGGTTAGCATTGTTCTTAGAGCCTATAAGAGTAATGGTCTTAGAGAAGTTGCCCTTACGTGAGCTCACATCTCTAATATCTCCCACTTGGAAGTTCAAAGGGAAGGCAGTGCCATCCTTTACATCTAGGTAGCCTGTGGCTAGTTGTATCTTAACCATCTTATGCGTTTACTATATCGTTGTTAGCTAGCTTAATCTGTATGGTCTGCTTAATTAAATTCTTATTACGTTGCTTGAATTTCTCATAGCTACTAGTGATGATGTTACAGCTGATGTACTCAGTGCTATCAGGGAGCTCACAGTCATTCTCATAGGTGCTCACCTTGTACAGCGTGTATGGGGATGAGATAAGCTCTGTGAAGTACAGGGCCATATCCTCAGTCATGTAGTCAGTGTTTAAGTCTATTGTGTTAGTAGTGCTTATGTAGGTAGCCATCTGCCCCCTATCGTAGGTCTCATAGGTCCATTGGTTAGGACCACCTATGTACCCCTCCACATCCCTGTTAAACTCCTCCCTAGTTACTGTGCCTCTTTCGTATGCTCTACCTGTGAAGGCAAAGCTACCCCATGAGCCCATCCTATCTAAGAAGAGTATACTGTGCTCTACTGTTCTTACCCTCCTATCTATGTTCACAGTATATGCCGAGCTCCTAGGTATACCATTACGAAGGTACCTGAATACGTAGCTTGTGGTGTTAGGCTCTATCAAGTTACCTGAGCCTGAGATAAGGGTGAGTGATCCGAAGTTGTTAGGGCCTACAGAGATACCAGTCACATGCCGAGTTGAAGTAACTACCTTTGAGAATGTACTACCATTACTGTTAGTGAACTCCATAGTGTCAGGGGCAGTAGGTGAGCCATTAGCTACAGCATTCACCCACATATCCTGTGATAGTGTCATGAACATATTAGTGCTAGTAGCAGGGTAGCTTGTTAAGAACAGATCACCAAATAAGCTGTTAAGCATGTAATCCTGAAAGTTATAC